CTAAATACTTTCATACGGTCATTATACGCCCTGTGATAATGACGTAACGCTTCTAATCCAACCTGACATAAATCACGGTCAAACCAGCACTTGCCAATAATCATTTTGGCAGCGTGTATGCCATCTTCCAAGGGCAGTTTAGACACCACTCTGAAAGCAATGCCCAAGTCATAGGCCGTTTCCCTTCTGGACTTACCAGACCCCAGTTCTCTGACTTCAATATCGTGCGGTGCGTTGTGGGTTCCATATAAATATCCTCGTTCTTGCAGCACTTTAACATAATACGGTAATCCCTCGCCCCTGTTCTCAAAATAATCAATAACGTGTATAGCTCGACCCACCGTTTGCGTAAACCATATACACGTACTATCATTTACGCCTAGATCCCACCACGTATCAACCTTGTACCCTTCATCATACGGTACATGGGTTATACGATTAGCCGTACTAGCCTTTTCTATCTCCTTGGCATAAATCGCACCAGGCACATTAGCCACCCAGGAACATTCGTATTCCTGATTATACTGATCTTCAGACATTGACCGCTTGGCACTCTCAAGCTCTTCATCATCCAAAATCTCTGTTTCAGATGCTTTATAAACCGCTGTCAGCCAATCATTAGATGCTTTAGCAGCTTCGTATAACTCATAAAAACTATTCATGCCCTGCGGCGTACCCATAAACACAGCATACCCCTTCCGGTCCGATAATGCCGGCCTGATAATCTCAGGGAATAAACTACTTGGCATCATGGCATATTCATCATGCACACAACCATCCAGATAAATACCACGTAAGCTATCCGGCGTTTCCGCACCTAACAACTGTATTCTTGCGCCATTAGGTAAATCACACCGCAATTCTGTTTCGTTAAAGCGTACCATTGGTATCGCAGAAGAAAATTGTTTTAAATAATCCCACGCTACCGCTTTGGCCTGTCGATAGGTAGGGGCAATATAGGCAAACCTGGGGTTCGGCTTATCGGTCAATATAGCATCTCTCAATAAATGATTAATAGCCATAACCGTCTTACCAAACCTACGGTGACAAACAATCACGCCCCATCTCTTATTCTGTAGCTTATGATGCAGCTCTTTTTGCAACGGCCTTGGATGATAGGGTATCTTTATCTGCACTTACCCACTCATCATAGACTTGCGCTTCTTCTTATTCTTCTCGCTATCCGGAAAACCAGCTTGCATATTCTTATAAGCCTTATCAGTAATCGTAGACTTCTTCTTACTTCTCGATATACCTAAACGCTTTCTACGGTTAATATTCTCATATAAACTCATGCTGCACCCATCATTGATTTCTTCTTTTTCTTTTCCTGGTTTTTCTTAGCAGCCGTAATCACATCACCCCTCGTAATCTTATTGGGATCACCATACATAGCCGCTAACTTCTTCTTCTTAGGTGTCATCATTAGTACCTCTTACCGCCGCCTTTGCCTTTTTTCTTTCCTGGCATATCCTATCCTTTCGCTTTGTTTCGTTTCGATATATTGGCTGCTTTACTTCTAGCATCCGCTTTACTACTCGCTCCCCATTTCCTCAGAGAAAGTAATAATCTTGTGGGCTTGCCATCCTTATACTCCGGACCTTTGGCATTACCCATCCTAGCTAAAAAAGACGCTCTACGTGGATTATCACCAGTACGAACCGGTGGTTTTAGATTACCCTTATAACTATCCCTACCCCTCTGATTTAAGCCACCAGTAGGCGATTTACCTTCTTTCCTAGTCCAAGCCGGTGAACTCATTTGCCTACCTTATCCATAGCTTTTTTATGAGCTTGGGAAAATGTCAATGGGTTCTTCTTTGTCATAGCCTTTTTCATTTCATCCATATGCTTTTTACTATGGTGGTCACTATGCTTTGATAGTAAAGATTGTTGTCGTTTGGTTAAGGACATGAGTGTGTGGGTTCCTTAGATGATAGATATAACGATATAGAAGGTGGCGCAGATTTTTGGAGGGTGGGGGCCACCTATATCTGTAAAAAGTTACATAATACGTATTATGCGAATAGGATATTGTTATAAATCAATGACTTATAAGAACACAAGATATTATGTAACTATTTTTTACAATATCAATTTAAAAAAATTCTAGCTTGGGGGTACGTGCGAGCAGTACCAAAGTGTATTTAAGATAATGGTCACCCACCATCCCAAGTCAAAGTAATACTACCACTCGTTGCCTTCTGATCATTAGGATTATTTCTAATACCACCTAATGGTTGTAATTGTCTTTTCAGTTTATCCAGGTTATCTAACTTGATCCTTCTCCATGTTGCTTCTGCCATTGCTTTCTTAGCATCATCAGGTAATGGAGCATTAATCAGATCCCTTATCTGATCTTCTATATGTTCACCTTGTATAGCTCTTGCTTTAGCATAAGCTTCATAAGCTTCATCATTAGCCTGTACAAACCTATAGATTGTTTTTCTATCAGGTAAATGCTTACTATTCTTACACATAGCTGTTAAGCTTTCACCATCGGCTAATCGTTCACATACTTCAGCCATCATATCCTTGGTTACTAATGAACTACCACGACCACCCATTATTGTTTCTTTCGATTAGATGCAGCAGATATAATTGATAAATTCCTTTTGCTATTATTCTTTGGATTGCCATCGATATGATCAATATGCTTTCCATCTCCTTTACGTACTCTACCAGCTTTCATTGCATCACGTCTATTCTTGTTACGTAAAGCACGTTCTTTCTTCATACGTGTTGAGCTATGATATTGTGTATATTCATTCATCATAAAAATACCGGTACATAGATTATCTACATACCGGTTACAGTAAAAGCAGTTGTTATTGAGTGCATAAGAGCATAATAAAAACAGGCAAAGCTCCTATGATATAAAACATAATTAATATTTCAGTACATTCTGTCAATAAAAAAAATACAAATAAATAATATTTCATGGCTTGAAAAGCCAAGCATAATTATTATATATATAATATACAGTAAAAGGAGAATATAATATGGATAAGAAAAAATTAACTAAAGAAGAAATGATATTTATAATAAATAATAAACTTATTAAAACACTGAAGAAAGAGTATAAGAAACAAGTATACGAGTTTGCATTTGGTAAAGAATTTATAAATTTAGATGATAAAGAAAAAGGTAAATTAAAGAAATATACAAGTTACCAATAGAAAAAAATTAAACATTACAAATAATAACACTAATTAAAGCACCTTAGGGTGCTTTTTTGTTATGGAATAATGTAATCGTATTAAGGCATCCATATAATTTCTTTTTACTGTTCGTCTATCCATATGATACAACTTAGATAACTTGCTCCATTTAGGTCCACGATTACGAAAGGCACTGCTATGGGCAACAGACCATAATAACATTCTATCTTCTGTTGAACATTGATCTAACAATAATCCTAATACATATTCATACTTTGTAATCTGTAGTGTTGTAGCTTTAGGTAATGACGGTTGATAAACTATATCACCATAAGCCAGCCAATCCTTTTGATATTCTGGCCATGATGCTAATTTTTGTTTACGATATGCACCTGGTAATCTTCGTTCTGTTTCTGCTGCTTCAACAATTAATTCATCTAGCTCATCAACATTACTTACGTACACGCTTAAATTGCCTTTGGAGCTGTTCAAGAAATACTTTTTTGTGTTCAGTGGTAAGGGATTGTATATGTTCAAGTATCTTCCAATATTCAGATCTGGATAAAATCTTTTCTGCTTGCTTCATTAATTTCTGTTGTAAGAACTCAACCTTATAATCATTATCCATAGTATTATTAATATCTATAGTATTCCTATAATGAATATTCATATTCTTAGCAGTTTTTGAAATCACTTTTTGGAGGTGATTTCTAAACTGCTGTTTATCGTGATGATTGTATCCATTATGATTACTCATTATATTAATATAAGGGTGAATAATTTTAGCGTGTCAACCCCTAAAATGTACTTCATGTAAAATATCATGGCTTTGAAAGTCATTTATTGGGTGAAATGGCTATACGCCACACATTCCATCACATTCACCAAGAAACAAATCTGGTGTGTGTTCATCCCCTAAATCAGCGGTACGCAATGGCGTTGCTGAATTATGAACGTATTGTGTTACTTTATTAGATGCTACATTTCTTATGGCTTCATCAAACTGACAAGCTTCTTCCCAAGAAACAGGATCATTCTTTTTCATATCTCTCCACATAGAATTATGATGATAAGGACAAGCAATACAGGCAGATTTTACTAAAGGTTTATGAGGATAATGCTTTTTAAACCATTGATAACAATCACCTCGGCTCATACCCATTTCTATCAATGGATATCGATGCACAACCCATTTATCTCTAGCGTCTTTTACTCTTTCTAATTCATCTGTAGAAATACCTATCCATTGTTCCACAAATGTGTTCTTAGGTACTTTCTGTTTATATAAAACACCTAGCTTATTTCTAATAGATTGGCGTATAGGATAAATTTTGTAATCAGCCGTACATTGCCGTCTACCTAATCCTGTGTCCGTAAAGTATGGTATACTACTAAAACTTGTTCCATTTAAATTTATGTGGTTAATTTCATTTTCTTTTAAGTTACCAGCCGTAACTTTCTCTAACTGCACACGATCATTTGTTAGTTTTTTAAGTTCTTGTTTACACCAATCCAAATGTTGATAGATACTTGCTGGTTCAAACTGTGTATCGGCAAAGATGGCTACATCAAACATAGGTTTTATTTCACCTTTAGCAGCCATCAAAAGCAGTACTGTTGATTGTACACCAGCACCAAAGGATAACACCCTCAATGAAGCGTTTTCTACAGGCTTGGATATGCTTGAAAATTTATTCATTAAAAGCTCTCCCTAATGGCAATCCCAATCCTTTGAGCTATCTGTGGTACAATTGCATTTCCTAACGCCTTGAGCCTATGCGTTCTGTTCTTCTGACCACTTGCTACCCTTGGTATATCTAAAGGCTCGTCCAGCCACGGGGATAACCCATCAACCATTCGACCCAATCTGCGTTGAGTTGCTTGCTTTCTTTCTTCTGGTTGTCCGTGTATTGTACTGCTACATCCAGAGTGTCGTTTGATACTTTGCCGTTTTTGATCCGACCGCCCATGTAACCACCTTTGTGATCTCTCGTTGTTGGTGTCGGCCACATCTTCTGCATCTTTTTGTAAGACCTGTGGTTCTCCATCTTTGTTGCCGTCATAATCTCCAACTCTTTCTGCGTGATTATTCCCTGCATCATTTTGTTGTAAAGGTTCTGGTACTGACCCTCGCTGCCGTGTCCGTATCCCTTGGTCGTTGGTGTCGGCCACATCATCATGGTTTTCTCGTCCACTTGTTCCCTGAGATTGCTCGGTCTTGATCTGCCCTTTCTGTGACCCTCTTGCAGTTTCTTCGTTGCTTCTCCTGATCTCGGTGGAAGATGATCCATTGTCGTTGGCGTTGCCCAAGTT